ATCTTCTACTAGGGTATCTTTATTCAGATACAGATAAGCACCCCCACCAACGACTGATAGGGATACCAGACCTGATAGGAGTGCTACGATATTAATTAGTTTTTGCATCTTTAGGTTCAATAGCGGAAACAACCTCTGGTTCTTTCTTTGCTACTGGTTTGGCAGGAGCAGCACCGCCACTCTTAGCGGGAGACAGTCCAAAGGCAGCTAACGATCCAGAGAAGACCGAGGCAATAAAGGTAGGATCAAAGTCAAGAATCTTTTGACCGTTTGGAAGTCTGACGTAACTAAAGGTTAGGAGAGAAGCAGACCAAATAAGTACAACAACTTTCACCAAATTACCAAGGACTTCACTTTTATCTTCATGCTGGTCGTCTTTCTCTTCTACCTTTGCTTTGGATTTGTTGCCAAGCATAGGTATAGGAGTAAGGCAACTCTATTTATGCCTGAGCCTCCGTCCAAGAGAAACGTGCGTCAATAGATCTAGATCCACCAGCAATGTTGGTACATCTAACAGCAAGAACCTCGGGACCATCTGGGAAGATACCAGTTGGACTTGGAGCAGAGGATGTATTATATCCGTTAGATCCACCACCTAAAATGGAGTTAGAGATTTCTTTAACTGCGCTAAGGTCATAAGACTTAACATCATTATCAGCATAGAATCCAAAGATAACTTCCCCACCAATCAAATCAGTGTTGGTATCTAGAATAGAATACTGTGCCAGAGATGTACCACCCACGTTCAACCATGTTTCATTTTGATCGGGAACAGGATTCAACACCAATTCAACGAAGAATTTACCAGTAGCAGAGATGTCAACCTGACGAAGAACCAACTGCATTCTATTAATCAATTCTCTCGTAGCAAAGTTTCCAGTAATACCATTGTCAACAGAAGGTGCTAGGCGAAGAGCAAGAATTGCTCTGGTTTGTCCAGTAGCAATACCACGCTGCTGCTTAGTACCAACGGTATAAACATATGCTCGGTCATCATCATACATTCCTTCCATAATAACGGAAGAACCCCAGTGTGAAATAGATGGTACTGCAGTTGCATTGAGTAATTCAACACCAATAGGTTGGGTTGCACTGTAAGTAAACGTATTTGCTGCTTCATTACTTCCCAACGGAGGGAAGTATAGACCAGATGGATTAGCACTAGTAACTGCGTTACTTAATGTGATACTAGTTCCAGATAGAGAAGCAACATATGTATCTGCGGGAATACCAGATCCATATACTCTCTGTCCAACTTGAATATTAGTTGCACTATCGATAGTTCCGATAGCACTGCCATTAGCCATGGTTAAAGATCTTCCAGTAGATCCAGATTGCTCTCTAGTAATACCACTAAAGTAACCAGATGTTGCACGAGTTAGTGGCGATAGAGCAGAACCAGTCTGAGTTGTCAATGCAATAGGAGTAGAACTGCCAGCAGTATCAGTAATAGTAAATGCTGTGCTGGAAGGAACAGATGCTACATAGTAAACTTTATTTGCTACAACGTTAGAAAATGGAGTATCAAAAATAATAGGTTGGACACCACCTGGTGCAAGGTTTGTGGTACTTGCTACCTCAATTTGATTATTACCAGCAGTAGTATTCAATACATCTTGCTCAAATTTAACAACGCTGGTGTAATTAATGTACTCATAGACACCAGCAGTTGCACCACTAACTTGCTTAACTCTCAACGTACCAGTGCTTGGAAACTTAGCAATGTTTTCAACATACAAGACAGCATCAGAGTTTAAGAAAGTCTTTGTAGCAACTGTTGATGGAGCAACAGTATTAACTTCATAACGAGCTGGTAGGTTACCAGATCTCATGTATGCTTCAGTGTTCTGGTTGTTGTTAGGAATCTTATGTGCATAGATTACGTTACCGTTTTGAGCACGGAATCCCCAGCGAACAAAACCAGCACCATACCAAGAGTAGTCCATGTAGAACATCTGCATCTTGGTTTTATCAATGGTGTAACCAGACTTACCAGATCCATCCATTCTATCAATGTTCCAGTCAGACTGTTTCCATTCTGTTTCTACTGTTTTAGTTACTGGAACGTTAGATGCAGTGGGTCCACGATAATCAGGGAAGATAACAATCTGCGTATCAGAAATAATACCATCAACACGGTAGGAAGAACCACGGAGAACAATATAATCACCAGGCTTCAACTGCTTGGAGAACTTAGTTGTTTGTCCATTAACAGAAGTGTAACTAGAAACAAGCGTGCTTCCTGCAGTTACTGTAACTCTACCAGACAACTGGAAAGTGGATGTTCTACGAACAAGAGATAGTTCACCAGCAGAAGATCTAAAGAACAATCCATTCTGTTGGTCCATCATACCAATCTCTAGGTTTGTTCCATAAAGATTGACTGGCGTTACAGTATATGCTCCAGAAGCAACAGCATCAGTTGGAGCATTATTTGAATTGTACTTAAATGTGTAAGCATCAATGACTTCAGTTACAACATAAGTTCCATTGTAATTGTTATCATCGACACCACGAACATCAACTTCAGATCCAACAGTAACGTTGTGTGCGACTGCACATACAACTGTAATAGTATTGCCAGATGCAGTGAGACTATCAACGTTCTCAATTGCTGGTTCCAAAATAGAACCAGTGGAGAATGCTACACCTTTACCAGACTGATAACGGAAGTAACGCTTAGTCTGTCTAATTGCTGATTGGTTCTTAGAGTGGGTATTTGTAGAGAACTTAACACCACCATCAAATGCTCTGTGAATAGAATTACCTTGAGGTCTTGGATAAAGTTTAATAGTACCACCAGTTGATCCACTAGGCGCAAGTGTTGTTACATATGTAAATTGAACTGGCGAGTTAACACGAGAAACTGTCCAAGATCCATTCATGTTTTGACCACTGATACCAGCAATAGCAAACTCATTACCAACTTCAAGACCATGAGCATTGGTGCAAGTAACAATCACTCTGTTATCAGATGCAGTGGTAACAGTAATTACTCCACCTAATTCAGATCCAGTATAATGAATACCACTGTATACATTAGTTCTAGCACCGTCATAGATAGTACCGCCGCCTTGGGTCCAAGCATACTTAGCAGTGTATGTGAATGTATTTTGACCTGTGTTTGCATCGTCAACAATAAACACACCGTTTGCTGCAGGGAACAAACTATCCTGAATAAAGATTGCTGTACCAGCACCTGGAGGTGGGTTACATGAAACCAGAACTTCTCTACTGTCTGTGGTGACAGTCATGTCAGAAACATTCAGACTTGTAGCACTCTTGTAAGCAAAGGGATTATTGTTAAGAAGAGACAGTGCTTCCCACTTGGTGTCCTGAGTAGAGTATTCAAAGTCAGTATCAATCTGCGACTGTGGTGCAGACATTCTCATCTTGTTTACAGAGTCATGATATGTCTCTGCTGGTTGATAAGTTTCTTCAAAATCGTCAACAATAATCTGAAGTTTATCAGTGTCCGACATAGATGTAGTATCATATGCCAACTTAACTCTAGTTGTAGTGACGTTTCTAATATCAGTTGAGATATGATACTCAGTAGAGGTCAACTCTGGATCAGAGAAGTTATAGATAATTTTGTTATCTGTAACGTTAGTGATCAGAACCAATGCTTCTTTCTGAACACCACCAGGAATTACAACTTCTCTCTCAGACGCATCAAAGAGATAATAGTTACTCAGGATTGTCTTCCTTGCCATTACGGACTGCCCTCTAATAGATATTCTTTGCTTTATCTATTTAGTTAGACGCCATACTTAGCACGGGTAGCATTGAAGTTTTGGGAGATTTCTGTTGATGATAAAGCACGATTATAAATTCTTGTCTCTGCTATATCTCCATCCCAGTATTCACCTACTGGTGCTGCTGGGTTGTTTCCTATTCTAGGATCAGCAGCAGTGAATGATATTGATGTGCTAGCACTAGTCGAAGTTACATCAACTCCATTAATATGGACTGTAAGATTACCACTAGATCTTCTAGCAACGAAATGATACCATGTGTTTACTGATGCTGTTGTTCCAGAAGTGGCAACATTTCTAACAGATCCATTGTAATCGCCAAAGAACCACCCACTTGTTTCAGCTCCATATCCAACTCCATAAAATCCACTAACATTAGAACTTTGTGAATAGAATGTAGCATGAAATGTAACTGGAAAACTATTAGCTCTTACCCACTGCTCTATAGTCATGTCCGATGTTCCTGTGGCAACAGATCCAGCACCAACCCAAGCATCGGCAGTGGTCTCAAAGTATCCAGCACTATTGAAAGTAGCTCCGTTGATCGTGCCAGTATAAGAAGAACTTGAGAGGTTCTTTACTGTGGTTGGTAGTGGTAGTTTAAGAGAATATACGTATGCTGAACCAGAATCATTTCCATTATCATCATCAGCAAAAGCACCAATAACGAGTTTATCATCACCCACTGCTAATCGGTTTGCAAACCGATCAACAGCAGCAGTATCAGTAGCAGTGATTTTAGACAACTGGTTTCCATCAAGGTCAAAGATGTATGCTGCTCCAGCAAAATCTCCCCTATCAGCATCATGCCGAGCACCAACGACAATTCTATCAGATCCTACTGCTACTGAGTATCCAAAATTATCGCCAGCGGCACCATCAGAAGCAGTTATCTTAATCTCATTTGAACCATCTAAATCATAAATGTATGCTGATCCAGAATCAGATCCGTTATCATCATCACGCCAAGCACCAACAACGATTTTATTGTTTCCTACTGCTACTGACCACCCAAAATTATCACCAACAGCACCATCAGAAGCAGTTATTTTTGCTAATTGATTTCCATCAAGGTCAAAGATATATGCTGATCCAAAATCAAATCCTCCAGTATCATCATCAGCATAAGCACCAACGACAATTCTATCAGATCCTACTGCGACTGAATCTCCAAAATAATCAGTCAACCCAGGATCAGACGCAGTTATTTTAACCTCATTAGTTCCATCTAAGTCATAGATGTATACTGATCCAGAACTAAATTGATTATTATCATTATCATACCGAGCACCAACAACAATTTTATCAGATCCTACTGCTACTGAGCATCCAAAAAGATCGCCAGCAGCAGCATCAGAAGCAGTAACAATAACTTCGTTAGTTCCATCTAAGTCATAGATGTATATGGCTCCAGTATTGGAGTTACGAGCAGCACAACCAACAACAATTTTATTGTTTCCTACTGCTACTGAGGATCCAAAATTATCATAATCAGTAGTAGCATCAGAACCAGTGATCTTTGCTAATTGATTTCCATCAAAGTCAAAAACGTATGCTGAACCAGTATTAGTTCCATCATCATCATCACCTGGAGCACCAACAACAATTCTACCAGATCCTACTGCTACTGGTTCTCCAAAAGAATCACCAGCAGCACCATCAGATGCTGTTATTTTAATTTCTGAACTAATAATATTGGGGGTATAATATGTATTAGCAAAACTATCATAAGTCGCTCTGTTTCCAAAGTCATAGTTCAATAGCAGGTTGCTATCATATACAATACCAGGACCGATCCTAGGTGCTGTGTCAGGTGCTTCGCCAGTATACTTAGTCTTGGTGGCGTTGTAGTTTTGGAATACTTGTCCTGCTGTTAGTGGTCTCTTATAGAATCTAAAGTCTCCAATGTCTCCATTAAAAAATGATTGACCATCGACAGATCCAGTCCTATTTGGATTTATTTTTCCAGCACCAATAAAATAATAGTATACACTATTGTATCCACTTGGAATATGAGATGATCCTGTTGTCTCAAGAGATCCATCAACATACATCCTTTGAATATTATTCTCTCTAGTGACAACAACATGATGCCAGTTGCCATCACGATAGTTTGTTCCTGATGTCACGTCAGCACTACTAGTTCCAGTTGTAGTCCAAAAAGGTTCTGCCCTAAGAGTTCCATCACTGTTCAAATGCAAAGCAGGAACCCATCCATTAGTAACATTTGGGAATGGATTCATTTGCTGACCAAACAAAACTCCATGTCCACTGCTGGTTCTAAACCACATTTCATATGACCAATCTGGTTCGGCAACATGATCATGAACTAGATTTGGAAGTCTTACATAATCTCCACTAGTAGTATTGCCATTATATGTGAAGTAACCACTGTTATATGTTGGTTGGAATTGTGTTATTCCAATGACTGCATCATTCTTTTTACTAGAACTATCTGCCCACAAGTTTCCATCATTAATAACAAGACCACTGCCAGTATTACCACCACCATGATACCTATCTTTACTTCCTAGGTAATTATTGAGAACTTCATCTGAAGTTAACTCTCTATCGTATACACGAACCTCACCTACTCTTCCATTAAAATACTCACCACCACCTGCATGTGTTCCTAGTCTAATGTATTGTCCATTGTCACCAAAGCTATTAACTCCCATGTCAGTTGCTCCAGTAACAGCAACACCATCAACGTAAATGGTAATGTAAGCATTAGTTCCATTGTCATTACCATCGTATGTCATGACAATATGATACCACTGATCTACGTTAGCAGTAACACTAGTAGAAGCATTGATGCCGCCGCCTCCGCCGTTTCTACCACAACGAATCTGACCAGCAGCATCAAATGCTATTTGAGTCCAACTGTTTGTGATGGTCATAACAGTTTGCCACGAAGCACTTGTTCCTCTTGCTGCCCAAACTTCCATAGTAAATGGAGTGCTACGAGATGCTCCCAAAGGATTTGTTGTTTCGGTTACAGTGGGAGTTGATGAATTAAACTGAAAATATTCTGTGCCAGAAGTCCATATTGCATTGCCACCCATCTCCTTTCCATTACCAGACTCATCCAATACAGATCCGATTCCAGTGTAACTAGATCCACGGAAGTCCATCAGCAATGGGTTTGAACCACCAAGAGAAACTCCTTTTTCTGGAAGAAGATTTACTTCTTGGAAGTCAGCAGGTCTAATAGAAGGACTACCAGACTCTTCATATATTCCAACGTCGTCAACTTGCACTTTCTTATTAGCAATAACAGTTGCTAGATCATCGAAGGCAATTCTGTTACCAGAGTATGGATAGGAAATGAAATCTGAAGTATCATTTCTTACAGATCCATCAGATAGTTTTCCAATTTCATTACTGATATCACTTGTAATTTCATAGTCAATGAACTTGCTATCTTGTGCATCATAAACAAATCCACCAAGACCATTACCAGAACTACTTACTTTACCATAAAGATAAGAGTTTGGTGTGAGATTATTAGAATCAAAAACATCATCATTAAATACCACATAGTAGAAAGCACCCTCTGCATGGAAGTTTGGCAATCTAACTTCTCCGCCACCATCATCTGTTCTGTAATACCTTCTCCAGAGGAGAACTCCTTGACGAGAATACTTAGAGATAGTTGCTCGATAGTCTCCGCCAGTAGTAATATATGTTCCACCAATAGTTGTTTGTCCTGTTAATCCATCAGAGTAAATGTCAGTGGTAGTAGAAAACTGATCCGCTCCATTCTCTCTTTGGAGAATCATGTTTCCTTCAGGACTATACTTAACATAAAAACCCCTTACCGATGCACCTCTAACAATATTACCAGAGATAAAGATCTCATCGTTCTCATCTATATGTACATCTGTGCAGAAGACCGAATCGTAAAAACTTCCTGTTTTATTTCCATGCTCAAGAGTTCTGGACCAAAGAATTTCTCCAGTGTAAGTATCAATCTTTGAAATATATCCTTTGTTCTTAGTGTTATCTGCAATCTTTCCAACCGCAATTAGTTCACCTTTTGAATTGACATCTACTCGCTCAATCTCAGCATCGTCACCAAAAGATCTAATTGTTTTTCCCCAAAGAGGACTACCATTCAAATCATATTTTTCTACAACCGCATAAGACTCACCACTTGCAGTTGGTGTATGACCACAAAGATAAATTCCATTTGAATCAAAAGCAATTCCACTGTACTCAACATCAGCAGTGTTAGAAGTTGAGATCCAATCAGCAACACCAGTGTCACTGAATCTACCGACCCAAGGAACGTTTCCAGTTTTCCCACAAAGAATTAGTTTGAAATTTAAATCAACTTCTAGTGCAGTTAACGTAGTCGATACGTTTACTTGAGTAGAATTGACACCGAATTGAGATACTAATGTTTCAATAGATGTTTCAGTATTAAAAGATCTCCTGTCAACAAATGCTTTATCAGCACTAGTGTTTCCCTGACTAGTACCAGCAATAAAATAATCTCCATTGGCTGCTAGTCTAATGTCAGATGGACGAAAGCACTTATCATTAGACCCAGATAGATCTACATTCTTAAAAAAGTTCTGTACAACTTGTTCACCAGAAGTACCAAATAAGAACAGGTTTCTGGCGGGGCTATTAAAACCTACTGGCATCTATCTATCCTCAGCTGAAGTCTGTGTTGCCTTGTCCAAATACTTGTACAGTACCACTAGTATCTTGAACGATAATGAAAGTAAGAATATCGATGTTGGAAGTAGCAGTTGGTGGAGATCCACCAGACCACTTAATACCATTTAGAATGGATGTTCCATCAACACTACAAGCATCACCATATGTAGCAGCAGAGTTAGCAGTTAGAATTAAAGTAATAGTAATCGACTGACCGTTAGTTAAGTTACAACCAGTGAATGCAAACTCATTGATTGCACTAGTTGCTGGTTGACCCAGAATAGTATTGGCACCAGCAACGTTAACTGTAAGAACGTTAGCAGATGGTGTTAGTGTTGTGTTAAAACTGTTGAATACTTTTTCAACTACTCTACCGCCAAGTGTGGTAGCACCATCAACATCCAATCCCTGTAGTGTACCAACACTCTCAAGAGAAGAGTTGACAACGGTAGAACCTAAAGTTGTTGAGTCTAATGCTAACTGGTTACCGATGACAAACTTTTTACCGAATGCAACTTCAATGTTCTCAGAGAATGTCCAATACTTATCAGTTCTGCTGTGATCATAAAGAATAGTCTTGTCACCTGTTCCACCAGAAGATTGTGGAGTTCCTTTAAGAATAATACCGCCACCACTTGCAGCTTGATCAGATGGTCCCTGAGCATCAAACGATCCCGTAGTTCCACCACCAGTAATAGTAACAGATGCAGATAGAGTAATAGTTGTTCCAGTAATATCCGTAATGAAAGTGTCTGCTGGAACAGACATATCAGCGGTTGTCAAAAGAACAACCATTCCCTCAGTCAAATTAACTACAGGAGTACAATTCGAAATAACATTACTTCCATTGCTAACATCACCAGAGAATGTTGTGTTAACAACTGCAGCAAGTTCAATTGCTTTATCGTCAACCGAAACAACATTAGAGTTAATACTAACCGTAGTACCCTGAACTACTAAATCTCCATTAATTGTAGTGCTACCACTGACTGTTAAAGATCCAGGCATAGTAACGTCAAACTGTGCGTTACCTGTAATCCATGCATTAGATCCAGAACCAATAACCAATTGGTTATCTCCACCAACAACTGGTGGTTGATAAGTAACGGAAGTAGAATCTTCCGAAGTTGCTGGACCAATTAATACGTTACCATTACCATTGATAACACCATAACCAGCAAAGTGACCGATACATACGTTTTGGTCTCCCGTCTCATTTCCATAGAGAGTATTGTTACCAATACCGATGTTTCTACTTGCGTCAGTACCAGTTAGACCAGCGTCTCTACCAATGTATACATTGTTAGATCCAGTACCAGTAGCACGACCAGCTCTATAACCCATTGCGGTGTTTGCAGCACCAGCATTCGTAACTAGTAAACACTCATAACCAAATGCAGTGTTTTGAGAACCAGTTGTAATATTGTTTAGCGAATCATATCCAACTCTCGTGTTAGATGCAATTGCATTTCCACCTCTACCAATATAGATTGGATTACCGCTACTAGATCTAATGGAGATATCAGCGTTGTCAAAGTTTGCAGTTCCCTTGACTTCAAATGTGTTTGTAGAATCTGTACCAAACTCACAATTAAGAGCAACATCAAGTCCATGATTAATAGTTGTAGTACCACTATTAGAACCAATAATTACTTGAGTAGCAGCACCAAATGCTTCAGCACTAGTTGCATTAGCATTGAAGACACTAATCGATGCGCCTTGAGTGCCAATGCTGTTAACAAACTGAGTGTTCTGGTTAAAGCAAAGAACTCCAACACCAGTAGAGTCACTAACGACACCTCTCAACTGAGTAGAAGTTGTTGTCTGGAACACCGCAAGTGTGTCGTTAGTATAAGCAAGGTTGCCACCTGTTCTGAAGTCAACCGTAGCACCATCCGTACCAGCAAATGTTACAGAGTTATTGAATCCAATTGTCTTGACATTAGCAATACTTAAAGTAGAAGATGCGGTTGTAGAAATAGCAAGACCGTTGATAGATGTAGCAGTAGCAACACCAAGAATAGGTGTTGTTAACGTTGGGTTAGATAAAGTCTTATTAGTTAAGATCTGTGTTTGGTTTTCAGTAACCAATCTATGTGCAACAGATCCATCATAAGTTCTCCAATAAGAACCAGCATCATACCATTCCATTCTAGCGAATGTTAATACTGCACCAGAAGCATCTGTAGTTCTATTAATTTGAATACCAGAATCTGTACCACTGAGAGATGATCCCTTTCTCAATTCAATCAAATTATCTTCAACAACTAGGGTCTGAGTATTAAGAGTAGTTGTAGTTCCATCAACGATTAAGTTTCCACCGATAGTAACAGAAGCACCATCATCAGAAATAATACTATCAACAAACTGAGTGTTACCAGAGTCCCACTTTGCAACTTTGTTTCCATTCAGGTTAGCATAGTTCTTAACGCTAAACTCTGTTCCTGCTAGAGATAATCCACCAGTAGCAAATGCTGAATATGTAGTGTTGGTATCTGTTGTACTAACAGTAATAGTGTTTCCAGACTGAGACACCGTAGCGTCCCCAGCACCAATGATAGTAATATCACCAGACTGATATGTTCCAGTATTAGTTCCTCTAACTCTGGTAACAGTATCAATATCTGTACTACTAATAGTAATAGTATTTCCAGATTGAGATACCGTGGTGTCGTTGTTACCAACGATTGTTATGTCTCCAGAAACCAGAGTTCCAGTTGTACCACCTTTGACTCTAGTGATAGTATCTGTAGACGATATTGTAATTGTAGGATCTAGTGATGCATCAACACCCTGAGTAACCGTTACAGTATTACCAGCAAGGAAAGTAAAGTTTCCTAGACTATATGGATTACCTGCTGCACGAAGTTGGCAGAAGGTATTAGTGTCAGTACCATTGATAGTAATAATTTGTCCTGCCTGACTGACTTGACAAGCACCAGAGGCAGCAATAACAACTGCTCCCGTTACAGCACTACCACCAACCGCAGATTCAACCGTAGTAATAGTGTTAGTATCTGTGAAACTAGATTCAAATATAATTGTGTTTCCTGTTCTAGAAACAGACATGTTTGTGCCTGCTTCCAATGTGATATCTTGGTTAACAGCAGAAGCAGTACCACCAGATGTCAGTCTGATAATTTTCTTAGCAGGAGAAACCGCGTCAACAGATTGAATTGTGTAGGTAGTATTGTTATCTGGCGTAGTAAACGAGTCACCTAGGTTAACAGTAGAACCATTAACAGTAATTGTAGAGTTTACAAGTGCCGCGTTAGGAATGTTTGCAAACTGGTTGACAGCACCATTGAGAATGCACAACTCTAACGTCTTGTTCGATAACGTCTGCGTAGCAGTAGTGTAAACGTCACCAGGGTTTCCCCATTCTACCGTAGTGCCGTTTGATTTTAAATATTGTTCTGCTTGCCCCTGAGATCCACCGATGGTAACTCCGTTACCAGTGAGTTCCAAGTTATCTCCAGAGATCAGTTCCTCGATCTTCTTCGATACAGAGTTAACAATTAACGGAAAGCGGTCAGCCATTTAACTACCAGATAGATACTCGTTCTCAGGTTTATTTATGACCCTTCCTGTTGATAGATCTTGGGTCTTGGATAAGTCTGCCCCTGAGTTCTCTCGCCTTGGAGTCTAGTAACGTCTCCTGAAGATTTCCTTCCAGTGTTTGCACGTAACTCAATATTAACAGATTCCTTTTGTGCAGTAATGTCACCATAAGATCCTGCTGCTCCACCACCTAGACCTTGATTCCATGTGATGTCTCCTTCTAAAGCAGCTTCTCTTAATACTTGCTTAGCATCAGAGTTTGTAAATCTTTGTTTACCTTCAGCGTAACATGCTAACACACCACATACCTGAGGTGCTGCCATACTAGTTCCCTGAATAGGATAGTAATAATCAACACCAGTTACTCTTCCAGGACTTGTATCATTAAATCCCTGATAGTTAAAGCAAGAAACAATTTGTGTACCTGGTGCCCAGATAGTAATCTGTGGACCATAGTTACTATAACTTGCTCTCCTGTTGTCAGCATTAGCATCCAATGCTCCTACACGAATGCAACTTGGAGCAGAAGAAGGACTCGTTCCCTGATGTAAAGGGACGGCACTACCAAGTCCACTGTAATTAAAAGTATTATTATAGTCTGGGTGACCATCATCTACCATGTACCAATTAGAATTACCAGCAGCAACAATAGTAATAATACCTTCTTCAATAGCATCCTCAACGTCAGCATCTAATGCTGCATAAACAGCAGGAATTCTACCATTACCAGCATCAAAGTTGAATCCAAAATCATCCTTAACACCCTGTCTACTCCACCCAGATGGACCAGGATTAGCAGCACTGTATGTGGTTCCTCTATAAAAAATAGAGTTCAAATTGTTAAATCCATTAGTAGAAAGATCACTAACAGTGTAGTTGTAACCCCAACTGTGATTACATACTGTTGGATTTTTAAATCCAGTTGTAGCATTAACGGGTTTACTTCTATGAAATGCTCTGATGTAGTCAAATACTAGCAGTGCTGGGTAGGTGAATACATCATAGTTGTATAAGTTAGCATTCTTTGCCCATCCATATTTAATACCACCCGCAGTACCCATAACGTGAGTACCATGGTAGTTAGAATTAGCAGTAGTAGTATAAGTATATGTTCCAGTAGGCAGTGTCTGACCATCATCATCGATGGATCCAACTAAACTGTTTAAATTACCAAACCAATCATACTGCACAAATCTACTATTGCCTTGATCATCATTATACTCATTAGCATTTGAACCTACAACATCATCTCCAATAATGATATCAACGTTAGATCCATCACCAAAGATAGTACATGCTTCGTTTACAGTTTGCGTGGCAGTATCAGATCCCCACACATTCTTTTGTCTCTGTGCAATGTCTCCTGCACAGTGCAGCTTTGCCCAATCTAAAAATGTTGGAGCAACACCACCACCTTTCCAAAAAGTTCCATTCATAACATATGGTGTGTAGTATCTATCCAGAGTTAATCCCTTTTCCTCTGGAGTTAAATCTACTGCCCAAACTCGTTCATCCTGACGAAGAGCTTCCGCCTCTTCATCAGTCAACCAATACATAGTATTCCTACTAATTGGTCTTCTTCTTGCTACCCGCACCTCTCTAGTAGGTAAATGATTTCTGGAACCAATGTGCTCCATCTCATCATAAAAATTCTCAAGATCCCTTCTATCGTGAAGAGTAACGATATAGAGTCTCTCTGACATATTAAACCTCGATCTGAATATATGTTAGGGTAACTTGAACGTTTGCGGTAGCACCACTCTTGTTAACGACCTTAATATATGATTGAGACTGAGCACTAGAGTTGAATCCAATAGTACCAGGAGTAATATACTGAGTAGTATTACCAGAGGTAATTACCTCTGCAAGAACTCCAGATCCTGGCAATGGATCTTGTGTTTCTAATCTACTTGCATCCGCAGTTCTGCTAGCAGTATCCATGTACAAGGTAACCCACGATGCGTGAGATGTTCCAATTGCTAATAATGCATATCCTGGTGGAGTTACAATGCTTAAATTGGCAGATCCATTATTTGCTAAGAAGCCTGCAGTAGCAGACGATGACTGTCTAGACTTGAGTCCATTAATACCAGTAAGGGAAGATCCATCTCCACTAAAACTAGTTGCAGAAACTGTACCAGTAAGGTTTATGTTTGCTGTTGCAGTGTTACCACGAGCAAGAACAGAAGCAAGAGTATCTGTCTCATTGTACGAAAGGAGATAACCAATAGATCCATGATCACCCCAACCATATGCCTGATTCCACTGGTTGATATTTGTAGAGGTGATGCCACCAGCAGCAGAAGCACCAAAGACAGGATCACTTTCCGACTGTAAGTATGAAGAAAGATCTGGTGGAGTATATGTAAACGTTCCACTATTTGGATCATAAGTTAAACTTCCGTCACCTTGAGCTGGTGGCTCTGCTGCGACAGAAAATACAGTAAGGTCAACTGCGCTAGCACCAGATCCTGCTGCTGCCCAACTACTACCATTCCACGCCCACGTTACATCACCTACTGTATGTGTGAATGTACCGTCTGTTGGTTGCCCTAACGTGTTGGGAAAATTGATTGCCATTTCTTAGTTGCTCCTTCCTTATTATTTATTTTCCAACTCTGCAACACGAGCAGTCAACTCTTGAATAGCAGATACCAATGCAGGAATTAATTGTGTATGATCAATGCCTTGATAAGAATCTGGGTTTGCACTATGCAGTCTCCAAGAATTATAGTTAGAGAGTGCTAGAGCATTTCCAATTTCCTGTGCGATAAAACCAGTTTCTCTCTTGCCTGCTTTCTGTTCTACTTCCTGCTTCCATGTGAAGTCTACTACACGGAGACTGTTAATAAAATCAAGACCGCCACTATAGTCAGCGATATCTTTCTTCAGTCTAATATCAGAAGCACTTGCTTGATAAAAATCACGAATCTTAAGTTCAGCACTACCAATATCGAAAGCATTATTTTGTGTAGGTCTTAAATGTGCATTGTAAGAAATTAATGCATTGCTATTTGCTGTCTTATCACAGTAAAGTTTAATAGAATTTGATTCAGTGTTGTTGGACTGATCGGAAATAGCATCACCAAAACTAATTTCACCATTAGCACTAGCTTCTACTAAAGAAGATGCTTCTGTTCCTAGTGGTGGAGATGCATCAACCCACTGAGTAGTGTCAATATCCTGATAGTATACTTTCAATCTACCAGTATCACTCTCCCACCAGAGGTCACCAACTTCTACATCAACAGTAGGAGGAGTGTCAGAGATGGTAACGTTAGCACCACCACTCGATTCAGCAGGAACCCACTGACTGTTAGATGCTTGCCATGTTAGAACGTAACCATCTTGTGGTGTTGTAGATACTGTGTCTACATCAGACAATGCATTAATAGAAATGCTATTAAGATCAGATGCAACAACAGTATATGAAGTTAAGTAACCCTCTTGAGAGTGATCTCCCCAACCAAATGCCGTGTTCCAGTCAGTAGAGTTACCACCAGTAGCAGCAACTACACCACTAACAGTAGCACCTGTTGCTGTTGTTTCAAACTTTTGAGTTCCGTTATGGAATAGTTGTACTGCACCATCAGAAATCATCTTTGCCATCACCTTATCAGGTGTGCCTTCTTTAGCAAAGATAATCTGACCAGCAGAAGTTTTGATGTTGATATCAGCAGGTGCTTTGATGTGACCGCTGTTACCATCAGAAAGAATTCTTAGATCAACACCAGCACCAAATCTAAGTTCTTGATTGTCGGCAAATGTAACTTGCTGATTGATAGATGCTGTTAGATAACCTTCAGTGCCATGATCTCCCCAACTATATGCAGTATCCCAATTTACAATCTTAGCATTAGTAATAGTATTTGCTGGGTGAGCAGTGAAAATAGGATCAGTCTCAGTGTAACCAGTAATATAACCAGCAGTAGCATGGTTGCCCCAACCATATGCAGTATCCCAATTACTGACTTGAGTAGAGGTAACACCACCAACAGGAGATGCTAGGAATACAGGATCAGTTTCAGCACCAACTGCTACATAACCAGATAGATCTGGTGGGGTGAATGTGAATACACCACTCTGATCATTGTATGCAAGAGAACCGCCACCAGATGCTGCTACGTTAGCAGCAGATAAATCGGTTAAAAGGATACCAGTTGATTGATTTCCCTGCAAGTCATTAGCAGGAAGGAATTCAGAGCTTGCATTGTTCCACTTGAGGACTTGACCATCAGCAATACCAGTAATGTTGACATTACTTAAATCCTGAATGTTAACAGGAATACTTGGTTTGCCAGTTAAATCTGCATATGCTCCAGAAAATGTAGAGTAAGAAGATAGATCTGGTGGAGTGTATGTAAAAACGCCACTTGTATTATCATATGATAGAGCAGCACTACCAGCAGCATTTGTAGTAACACTAAATGCTGTTAGATCTGCACCACCAGACTCATCTAGTGGCACAAAGTTAGAACCATCCCACTTAAGAACTTGTCCATTTGTAGGAGCAGTGGTGGTAATATCCACATCACCTAGTTCACCAATAGAAGAACCAGTATCTATTAGTTGTGTCCAACCTCCACTAGGTGTACCACCATATGAATAGTATGCTCTACCAGTAGAAACTACCGTAGCAAACATACCATTGTACTGATTCTCATTGACAACATTCAGAGCAGCAAGATCAGTAAAATTATTAGCAAAGAATACCTTATTATTAGTAACAATTTGTTTGGTTGTGCTGTTACCTCTAGTTAAAACAGCATCTAGAGTAGAAACTTCAGTGTAGGACTGAAGATAACCAGCTTGAGCATGATCTCCCCAACTATATGCTAAGTTCCAGTTAGCAATGTTAATATCAGTAATGTCAGCAGCAGGAGATGCTGCAAATACAGGGTCAGTTTCAGTATAACTTGTTAAGTAACCAGCAATAGAATGGTCTCCCCAACTGTATGCTAAGTCCCAAAGTTCTTGGTTAGATGCAAGATTATTCAACTCAGTTGTTGTTGCATATCCTGCTTGAGCATGATCACCCCAACCATACGCTAGGTTCCAGTTGGTGGTGTTAGTAAAAGTAATACTCGCTGCAGCAGATGCATTGAAGAGAGGATCAGTCTCGGTGTAAGAAGTAAGGTAAGGAGAAAGATCTGGTGGAGTAAATGTAAACTGACCATTGACACTATTATATGCCAGTGTACCACCACCACTTGCATTTGCTATAGTTACCGATGGAAGAGGTGGAACTAAAGGTTTGTTGAGGATAGCAGTGACACCAGAAGAAGATGTCCAGTCAACATTTACCTGTGGAGGTGGAATTGTTGGTTGATTAGTTAGATCATTATAATTGCCACTAAAATAGGAGGGAGTTACCCACTGAATAGTGACACCATCAGACGATAGAATTTGACCAGTCGTACCAAAGATTCCATCAGCTTGCAGTTGTCTGCCAGCAGGAATATTGAGACCTTCTTTTAATTCAATGGGAGCGTCGTCCCCATAATTAGCGATTTGGTTCGCAAGAATCTTTGACATACTTCTAGTCCTGAAGACACTTTCTCTAAGCTAGAAGTATTTATAAAAAGCGGGTGACGGGGATCGAACCCGTGACAAGAGCTTGGAAGGCTCGCATGTTACCGCTACACCACACCCGCATGTAGGGGGAGGTCAATCCCCCCGAGCACATGCACGCCACCTGTTTTAGTTTAGATGCAAAACAGGAAATCATCCACACGGAAGGGGTCATTTGGATCCACCACTTGCTCTTTGACTGGAAGCAAGAAACCAGGCGGGAGAGTATCCCATCCGCACCACTTGTTCTTATGGAAAAACAAGAAACCCGAGGGGTCGTTAAACCCATCCCGACCAGAGCGAGTTTTTAGTCTTCTCGGGACTGGTAATCACCAAAGGAGATTACATCAGGACTACTAGTATCGATCCTAATATTGTCCATTGCATCTAGATCTTTACCAACTTTACTGTTACCAACAGTAGTAATATTATCTAGATAATCAGATGAAAGATTGAAGTTGTATTCACTCCAATCTTTCGCCCACTGAGTTTTATTGTCAGTATAACGAATGGTGTTGGACACTTTCTTTTTCAATACTCGTGTTTGATTTAGAAGATCAAATAACTCACTCAACCAATGATCATCTCCCTCAGCGAGAGCATTGATGAGTGCTTGACGGACTGCCTCTTCAGCAGTCTCTAGA